GCCCTGCAATAATTTCCCAAATTATTTTAGGAAACTCGCCCCCTCAACCCTCTATTAAAACCAGAGGGTCAACATGGCTAACCTAGCCATGCCCATTTCCACTTTTTATGGGTGGAGTGGATGTCCACGTACATGCCAGGCCCCAATTGACGCTCAACAACACTAAACGAGCGCTCATATGGGTAACTTTTACTGGCATGATCACGAGACAGCTCTTTCCTTAAGAGCTCCCACCAATCAGGTGGACGGCGCCGCGCTGCGGTGGCCGTGCTCGCGAGGATCCGATACTCTTCAATCTGGAGGTCTCTATTGAGACGCTTCCGAAAGAAGACATCGTTACTAGCGCTAGGAGTTACCCGAAGGGTTAAAGGAATTAACCTCTCGGTCCTAGGATACACAAAGCCTACCACCTCCTCGATATCATTCACGAGTCGATGGACGGATTCGTACCCAAACTTCCCAATGAATTCATTGAGCAAGTCAGCGCAAGTATCCAATCCTGTACCGACATTATTCGGGAATTCCCTTACTCGAACAGGGGTTACATCATAACCATTATGATAGTCTCCCCCGCAAGATTCGCGGAATGGACCCGAAACATAGCTTTTATCATAATTGACAAGTAGTCCAATCATGGTCAAAGCTTCCATGATACCTTTAGAAACATCGGTATCACAGATTATGTCGTCGCCATATACGTATACCATACGGTTACTTACTCCGTATAGTAGACGTGTTGCAGCCTGTGCACACGCCCAAAAGACGAGTGCTTCAACTGGAAAGCAACAAGCGCTGCCCATAGGGGCGAACTTGTTGAGTTTAACTATGTAACCGTTCGGCAGAATCGTCTCCTCGGAGCGGCAAGCTTCGAGGCATTCGAGCCAATCAGAGGGAAAACAACCTCTGACTAACTCTAGTGAGACTCTGTCGGAAGCGTCTTTCAAGTCTAACGTAGCGTGCTTGCCATCAAGGCTTGCACGAAATGCTAAGGCTCGATTGACCTGTTGGTCAGTAAAATTAATCTGACCTCGTGTAACATAGTTGGTTTCAAGAATGTCGTAGAGCTTTCTCATGAGACCCTTTTGAGCGAACATTAGCTCTCTAGGCTCACATGATATTACTCTTGGACCTCTTGAGTCCTTAGGCACAAGACAAACACGTGCCTGAGGATCCGCGTTAACAGACGACTCCAGCATTTCCATTTCATCGATCAAATGTGACTCGTTGAAGTAGAAAAGGTTGGTGTAACCAAAGACGTCATCAAGTTTCTTAAAATATCGGAAACTTGACCATTTCTTGTGGTTAGGAGTACGGCAGGCGGTTGCACCGCTGCCGTGCGAGGGACGTATATCGCGGGGGTTCGAATTGCTAAGAACCCTTGCGATGATCCTTCGCATCTCTTTGACTATGGCGGATCGAGAACATTCAACACCACGTCGACGGCCCGAGAAATCTGGGTCTTCGAAAGTGAAGTGAATATCATTAGACTCGCTAAAATCAAAATTGCCAACATCTCGGTCGTTCGCAATGAACGATTCGAGGAATTGGTCAATCGTCGTCTTGTCATACGGTACCTCCAGTTTATAGAAAATGTAAGATAGTTGTCTTACGCAATCTACGGCTACTGAGTTACCATGCTTTGCTGCATAGATCGCATCCCCCAGGAAATAGGGGACACCAAGACCATCCGTTCTAAAGGATGGAGGCGGAGTCCACGTGTTTGTTGCGTGGAATCGATCTATGGCCTTACCTAATTCAGGTAAGGCTACAGTTAGGAACGGTAACCCCTCGTTCGCGACCCTTTGCTGAACCTCAAGAATATCTTGAGGCTTCACAAAGGTGCTGTAGCGAAGGTTACGCGCTAGGTTCTCCCATAAAGAGAGAAGGCTTTTCAGGCCACCGTTTATCACGACGGACCTCCAAAAGTATCCCTAGTACATTAACTTTCAGACAGACATAATACAACGTACTACGACCGCCTCCGCTACTCTATTCACAGTGCAACGAGATCTATCTTAGACCTCGTTGTTGAGAATAGCTGTCACATTGGCGTTGGCACCACCCTCGATGCAAAAATCAACCAAACGGTTGACCATCTGCTTGAGAATGGTGTCAGTCACCGCTGTATTTGAGGGCCGATCGATAACGAGATAAACACTCGCTGTCGCCGGCACGCCAAATGCATCCACCACGGTATTATCCGTGCGGACGAGATGACGCTGGTTCCCCGCTTTCGTAGTCTCATGAGAGACCGTCAGTTTGTTCTCATTCGGGAGCGTTAACCCCGCGACCGAGAAAACTGATTTATCAGAATCTGCAAACCGCTTCGTGAACACGACAAGATTGGTGTCCACATCGGTAGCAGAATCCTGCGAAAGTGACTGTGTGTCTGTTAGCATACAAAGGATACTCTCCCCAACGAGGGGTGCGCTCGGCTTAGAAGGCCAAGAGTTTTCCGATCATTACTGATCAGGTTGTGTACTTCAACAGCTTGGAAAGGCTATCGAAGCACGGTAACCAGGGAGACAAGTAACTCTGCCTGGTTTAGTGTTGGTAACGTCCAGCCGGTACCGCGGAAAGCGGACTCGGTGGGGTTCACAGGAATGCGTATAAAACGCCTCTTGTGAGTAACCCACGAACCGGACGATGCTATCCCGCTATCAGAACACAAATTATTTGGGTTCTGAATAGCTTGAGAGCTGATGGTAATGTCTTGAGTTTGCTGGATCCAACCAGCTAAAAACTCAACAGGCAATTCCAACGTATCATATTTGTGACGCTCCATCCATGAACCAACGTCAAAGAACCAATCTAAGACGAAGGTAAATGGTATTGCATCCCAAATGATACGTGGATTCAGTTCAAACCCCAATAAATCGAGGTAGAACCGAATTATCTTCTCGTATTCACCGGTAACAGCCAAAGGCTTACACCGCTGAGTTACGCCAACAGTCGTTTTACGCGTGTAAACTGCGTACCACGGCGTTGGGGACAGGGGAGACCCTGCCCAGTTGATGTTGCCTGTTTTGGTAACGACCAGGTTCTCCGAGTTCTTGCTGGAATTTAATATCTGTCCAGCTTTATTCTCGAAGTCCTGTAGTTTGGCCTGGAGTCCTTTTAGGATTTCAATCATTGTGGAAAGATCTCCCATCAACGGTTTAATCCCAAAGGACCAAGTGAGTTTTGCACTTGCTAGGTCCTTAGCCGTACTATTCTGAGCTGCTTTCAATGCTGCCGCTGAAGAGCGCAACATTGTAAGCGTACGCTTAAATGACTTAAAAAGCTTTTGTATATCGTCCAACTCTAAAAAGAAGTTGGGGAGACTAAGCTTCGTAAGATCAGGACGCAAAGTATCAAAATTTGCGTCCATGATAGTCTGCGGACTCCCAAAGAAGTCTAGGTTTAAATTCACATTCAAACCTAGCGCCGTCAGGGCCGTAGATTCCACTAAAGCGTGTCTGGTTAGAGCTGCGTCAGCCATCTGTCCATACATGTGGTACCAACCATCACTACAGTGAGGGTCGGCAGCCCTACGTTTTACTAACGTAGGTAGACCACCGTAGAACCGACGGTAACGAACATGATCACAGAAATTAGGAAGGTGGCGTTCAGCCACCCTCTTAGTTGTGTAGACGATCTTCTCAGATGTTCTCTTTACGATGAGGTTGCCCCCACCGTAAGGACTACCCTGAGGAACTCCGCTCGCGTTATATAACTGCGATGTCGGGATCACAACAGAGACGTCCACCTGAGGTGTGTCCTTTACGACAACCTTTCCTGTTTTTACGATCATGTTTCAAGCTCTCCTTTGCTCAGTATTCCTACCAATCGACAGCGCATCTCTGCGCGAAAGGAATCTCCCCCATAGTACATGGGGG